ACCTGGTATCGCTCCAATCCTACCATTCGGCGCTTTCCTAGTTCAATCTGCTAGCTTACCATCCTCACAAGTTGGTACTATTACTATTCCTTACGGCGGTAGAAATATTAAGATTGCAGGTGAAAGATCGTATGGCGATTGGTCAACGACTGTAATGAATGACGAAGGTTTCATCATCAGAAATGCTGTTGAAAACTGGATCGACATTATCAACCAGAGAACGACTAACTTTAGAGCGTTTCCTGGTGAGTATAAAGTAGATTTGACAGTAACGCAATATTCTAAAAAAGGACCACCACTCAAGATCGTCAAGCTAGTTGGATGTTTCCCAACAGTTGTTAGTGAGATCGGTTTGGATTGGGGTTCAGCAGACCAGATTGAGACTTATAGTATTGGTTGGTCTTACGACTACTGGGAATGATAAGGGAGGGGCAACAGCCCCTCTTCTAACAAGAGGATAATATGGCCAGTTTGTTTGGATTTGAGTTTAAAAAAGCTGTACCTGAAGAACCACTAGCATCGTTTGCTCCTGAGCAACCAGATGATGGTGCAGTAGTTGTTGCTGCCGGTGGTGCTTATGGTACTTACGTAGATTTAGAGGGCACTGCCAGAACCGAAGCAGAGCTAGTTACCCGTTATAGGGATATGGCTATCACAGCCGATATAGATCGTGCTGTTGAAGAGATCGTCAATGAAGCAATCATTCATGAAGTAGATGAAAAGGTTGTTGAGTTGAATCTTGAAGGGCTAGAGTATTCTGATACTGTAAAGCAGACTATCATTACAGAATTCAATAACATAAAGAGCTTACTAGATTTTGAAAGTAAGGCTTATGAGATTTTTAGAAGATGGTATATTGATGGTAGATTGTACTACCATGTAATCATCGATGATAAGAATCCATCGATGGGTATAAAAGAATTGAGACAGATTGATCCGAGAAAGATCAGGAAAGTCAGAGAGAGTAAAAAGAGAAAGCACGAAAAAACAAATGCTGTGATTGCTCAAACTACCAAAGAATATTTTATATACAATGAGAAGGGCTATAATGCCCAAGGTATTGGTAGCGGTGCAACATCTTACTCTGCAACAGGTTTAAAAATTGCTAAGGATGCAATTGTCCATTGTACATCAGGACTAATGGATACGAATGGGGCCATGGTCCTTTCCTACCTGCATAAGGCAATTAAACCACTTAATCAATTGAGAGTGCTTGAGGATGCTACTGTCATTTACAGAATCTCACGCGCTCCTGAAAGAAGAATATTTTATATTGACGTAGGTAATCTACCGAAGATGAAAGCCGAGCAGTATCTTCGAGATATGATGGTCCGTCATAAGAATCGGCTTGTTTATGACGCATCGACCGGTGAAGTGAGAGACGACAGAAAATTCATGACGATGTTAGAGGACTATTGGCTTCCTCGTCGTGAAGGTGGTAAGGGTACAGAGATTACAACACTACCTGGTGGTGAGAATCTTGGTAAGATGGAAGATGTAGAATACTTCCAAAGAAAGCTATATCAATCTCTCAACGTCCCTGTAACTCGTTTGCAATCAGAACAAACATATTCTATTGGTAGAGCAACGGAAATAACTAGAGATGAAGTAAAGTTCTCTAAGTTTGTCAATAGAATGAGAACAAAGTTTTCTCAGCTTTTCTTGAAATGCTTAGAGAAGCAGTTGGTATTAAAAGGTGTAGTGACAGTTGATGATTGGAAGACAATTTCTCAAAACATCAAGTTTGATTATTCTAAAGATAATTATTATGAGGAATTGAAAGAGACTGATGTGATGAATGCTAGAATTGGTTTAGCAAATCAGCTCGCTCCTTTCATTGGTAAATACTACTCCAATGACTGGGTAAGAATGAATATCTTTAAACAAAGTGACGAGGATAAGTTAAAGATGGATGCTGATATAGCAGTAGAGTTACAGAATCCAATTTACCATCCACCTCCTCCACCAATGCCACCGCAATAATAAATAGGAGTAACAATGGAAGTCGATACACAACAACATGAAGTGAGTGATCTTGTACGTTACGCTTATGCTGGTCAACCAGCGAAGGTACAAGATGTATTTAATGAATTAATGATGGGTAGAGTGTTTGATTCTATTCAACAGAAAAAAGTAGAAGTTGCTCAACAATTCTTTAATCCTCAACAGGAACCAGAATTCTATAGCGACGAAGATTACACCGAAGAGGATACAGAAGATGGCCAAAACTCTTAAAACTATGCTTGACACTTTCGCTCCTAGATCGAAAGATGAAAAGCGTTTTAAAGACAAACATATCACCGCAAAGTCTAAGTTAGATGACAAGGCTACCCAGGATGATAAGTTGTTCAATGCTACAAATATCAAGACAGTGGATCGTTCACCTGAGCATGGATACAATCCAGGAGATGACGAAGCTGTATACGAGGCTGTTCACGCAATGGCTCTTCATGTCAAGCCTGTTAAAGTAGATGGTAAAACCAAATACAAAGTTCACATGGTAGGTAAACATCTCGAAGACGGTATCAAAGTAGGTGAACATCTATCTGATAACGATCTGGATGATGCTGAAGAGATGGGCGCAAAGATCAAACACCTCAACGAAAAGAAGTTGACTCCAGCAGAGATGAAAGCTCGTGAGCGTATTGCTAAGGGTATTGAGAAATCAAATCCTGATATGCCAATGGCTAAGAAGATGGCAATTGCAACAGCAAGTGCTAAGAAGGTTGCTGAAGAAGTTGAAGAGTTAGATGAGATATCAGCTGGTACAGCTCGTAGCTATTTGGATAAAGTTAAAGCTAAGCATGGTGGTTCTTTTAAAGATCTACCAAAGAAAAGAAAGACTGGTGTTGTGATGGCTCACGACATTATGTTCAATGATGCTGACAAGCGTGATAGAAAATACAGCAAAGATAATATGAAAGAGGGTATTGAATTAGATGAGGCTGAAAACGCTCACTTAGTATTCCAAAGGAATCATGAAGATGCTGCCAAATCTATCAAAGGTATCACAAAGGCTTTATCTAGCCACTATGATATGATTACTGACAAGAAGAACATGAATAAAGGTGAAGCAGGTTGGCATCATGTAGAGCGTATTAAAGATATCAATAGACGTTTATCTGATCTACACGACGATGTTCTACGTGCTAACGATTACAGTAAGCCAATGAAGCTTGGTGAGTCAATTGATTTAGATGAAGATACAGAGATTTCTGATCTTCTTGCTATCATATACGATAACCTATCAGAAGAAAATAAAGAAATATTCGAAGACATCTTGGAAAATGATCCAGAGCAGTTAGAAAACTTCTTAGAACAGTTGGAGCTCCATTATGGCGAGTAGAACACTTTCAAATCAAAAAGGTGGAAAGATGGTAGTTCTTTTCACATCAAACACAACGATGACTGTAGCATCAGCTAATGTAGATGCAACTGAAACAGTTACCGGTATGCATGTTAATCAAATATGGTATGGAACAGATACAGGCTACACAAAGGTAGCTCGTGGATCCAATACTATTCTGATTACAAGCTCAACTGGTTATATGGATTTTGCTGGCAGTGGAGCAGCTATCCAGATTGACCCTGCTGCTGATATTGCTGTTACTTCGACATCTGCAAATGCAACTGTAATCATCGATTTCCAAAAAGTATCAACATTTACTAGCCAGTATTAAGAGGAACACAAATGAAACTCATCTGTGAAGTTAATGAGAGTATAAAATTCCTTGTAGAAGAAAAAGAAGGTAAGAAAAGCTTTTTCATCGAAGGTATCTTTATGCAAGCTGACATTCCAAACCGCAATGGTAGAATGTATAGAAGCAATATCCTCGAAAAGGAAGTAGAGAGATACAACAGAGAATACATCAAAGAGAATAGAGCGTTTGGTGAATTAGGTCACCCACAGGGTCCTAGCATCAACCTAGATAGAGTTTCTCACATGATCAAATCACTTGTAAAAGAGGGTTCTAACTTTGTTGGTAAAGCAAAGATCATGGATACTCCTTACGGTAACATTGTTAAGAATCTTATGAGCGAAGGTGCTAACCTTGGAGTATCTTCAAGAGGCATGGGTTCACTGAGAGCTAATAACGAAGGTATTAATGAAGTACAGGATGATTTCCATTTAGCAACTGCAGCTGACATTGTAGCTGATCCATCAGCACCAGATGCATTTGTACGAGGTATCATGGAAGGTGTTGAGTGGGTTTGGGATAACGGTATTCTTAAAGCTCAGAAGCTGGAAGAGATGAAGAAAACTATTCAAAAAACCTCAAGTAAGA